ACTAGGAATCATAGCAAGATCAGATAACACTGGTCTTGGTAATCAGACTAGAGAGTTGATAAACATGTTAAATCCTGATAAAATTCTTTTAATTGACTCTACCCCTTTTAATAAAAATAAACAGCACCCAGAATGGTATGAAAAATATAGTTGCATAAAAAGTAATGGATTTCCATCTGTTCAACAAGTTAAAATGTTTTTAGGTGATGTTGATGTTGTTTTAAGTTGTGAAACATTTTATGATCAAAATTTTATAAGATTTGCAAATAAAAAAAATGTAAAAACAATACTTCAGTATAATTACGAACTATTTGGACATCTATCAAATCCAAATTTACCATTACCGACTGTTTTACTATCTCCAAGCATTTGGCAAATTGATCAAATTAAAAAAATGTTTGGAAATCAAACAAAAATTGAATATCTTCCACCACCAACAAATGAAGAATTATTTAACAAAGTAAAAGAAAATAATCTATCTAAATCTCATAATAAGATATTACACATTGCTGGTAAAAGAGCGGCAAAAGATAGGAATGGCACTGATACTGTTATTGACATGCTTAAACACTCTAAGGCAGATTATGAATTAATAATTAGAAGTCAAGGCGAAATAGAAACAAACATAAAAGATTCAAGACTTAAAATTGAAATCAATAATATAGATAATAGAGAAAACATGTATGATGGGTTTGATGCAATGGTACTGCCACGACGTTATGCTGGATTATGTTTACCAATGAATGAAGCGTTGTTAAGTGCTTTGCCAGTTTTTATGACAAATATATCTCCTAATAATTTTATTTTACCGCAAGAATGGTTAGTTAAAAGTGACTCAATAGGAACAATTAGAACAAAAGTTAGACTTGAACTATTTGAAGCAGATTCAAAAGTTTTAGCAAAAACAATTGATGACTATGTTATGATTAAAGATAAAACATTTTACAAAGAACAGGCATACAACATTGGAGTTTCTAACTTTTCTCCAACTATTTTAAAAAATAAATATACAGAACTTATCGCTCAAATTTAGTTTTTTCTTTAAACTGAACCTTAAGTATTTTATTCCAAATAATATCAAAAGAACTATCCGCACTAGACAAATAAGTATGTTGATCTATGTTTAAATTATAAGACTTAAAAACTAAGGGACCTTTAGTATAAACTTTTACATCTTGCATTTCTGACCCACCAACTTTGAACATATTTCCATATATTGATCTCCATAAAAATTGATCATTATTATGTAATGCTTCTCTTAATTTTTCTTTTTCCATAATCATTGGAATATGTAACTCATAATCTAAAGGATCTTCAATTCCAATTCCTTTTATTCTTTTATATGTGGCATTAAGTTTTCTAGTATAATTAGAGTTACCATTTATTTTTTGATATAAATTTAATTTATTTAATAAATATCCACCATGAAAAGTTTCTATGCTGTTTATTTTTTTAATAATATAAAAATCATCGTTCATTAAAACAAATTCATTTGAAATTTCTGATGAAGAGCAAATTTTTTTTAAATTTTCTACGGCATTTTTGTATTTAGTATGAACCTGATTTACTTTTATATAATTTCCTATATACCAATCAGGCTTTCCTCCAACAATCCATATATTTGAATTTGGGAAACTTTGAACAACAGACCTAATAGAATATTTTAATTCTTCGTTAACGCCTTCTTTACAAATATATACAAAATCCACAACTCTCCTATTATAAAAATAAAGAGGGCAAAGTTTTAAGTTGCCCCCTTTATTAAAATAAACTACTTTTTCTTAGCAGCCTTTTTTGCTGGTGCCTTTGCAGACTTAAGAGCCTTAGCAACTTCAGCAGCATCAGGTAGAATACCGAATGCTGGATCATTTGGATTAAGTGCTCTCAATGCGACGGGTGCCACAGCAGCAACTAATGCAGCCCATAGATCTTTTGGATCTGTTACGCCAGCCATGTATAGTGCAAGACCTGATGCAAGTACTGAGCGACCATATGATGCTAGCATTGCCTTTGTCTTATCATTGATTAAGTTATTCATTATTCCTCCTAGGATATAATTTGTGTTAATAGTGTAAAGCCAATCCATAGACCAATAATTCCTGCGACTCCCGCAAAAACTGGTGGTGCTGGTACTGGCAATTTGAATGCTGCGAACACGACACCGCATCCAAAACCTGTTATAGTTGATAACAAAATATCTTTCATGTTATCTTTCTTCTACTGTTGGTGGTAATAGTGCTAAAAGTTTTTCAGAATATCCGTTCAAACCTTTACTTTTAAGTTCTTCTGATACTTCTTTAATGGTTTTTTGTGATGTTTCAATATATTCAAAAGCCCAATCTCTTGAATCAGAAAGAAATTTAATAAAGTTTTCTTTATGTATCGCATCATCTGAAAGCCCTATATTGTTTTTAACCTGGAAAGTAATTTCTTCTAACGCTCTATTTTTTATAAAAAGTTCTCCAAGCAAAAGGTTTGATTTTTTTAATTTATCAAATGTTGACCAATATGCTATGCCAAAAGAAAATGACAAAGTAGCAAAAAATATTAAAAACATCATTTCCATACTAACTATTGTACTCCATCTCTTATGGCATGGGTTGCCCAATAATATAAACATTTATCGCAACAAGGTTTATTATGTTCACTTTTAACGTCTTTGTAAAATTTTGCATAATAAATACTATCTTTACGATAAAGATTTGTTCTATGAGTAATGTTGACACGATTCACATGGGATGTCTTACTCCATACTGGTCTATTAGTACCCCACAAATGCCCAGAAACGGCTTCTAAAGCCCCTATATTGGCTTCGTTCTTATCTGTCCTTATACCCCTTACCTTAGCCTCTCTAATCATGGCTTTAGCATATATGCGTAATGAATGCTCAGCATTCTTCCACATCAATACCGCTGGATGATTGCGCCATGCCCCTGATGGGGATTTACCAGACAAAACCTTTAGTATTTGATAGGCTTCTAATATCTGTTTATTTAATCTTTTATTGTCTAATATTTCTGCACACTGATCATAATCTTTGTAAGGTAGAAAGGTTTGCATTATTTAATGGCCTCTCTAGTAATCATAACTATTGCCCCATTGTCTTCTAAAGCCTTCTTTACTCTTACCATATATTCTATCGCCTGTCGCTTCTCTGTGTCAAATAGACGCATAAACATAGCCTCATTAGCCTTAACTGTAATAAAGTGTTCGTTGTCTATAATATCTACCTTGAAATTTTTAGGGGCTGGTATTGAATGAAAAGCCATTTTCATTTTATCTGTATACATTTTATTCCATGGTTAAAGATTGCCAAGTTTCGGACCAATCTTTTTTAGTTTTATGTTTGTTAAATTCTCTTGAAATTTCTCCAGACTCTAAATAAATGCCACCCCAAACACCCCATTCTTTGCCAGAAACGCCATTGGCAAAACATATTTTTCTAACTGGGCACTGTTTACAAAGTGCATCAACATTATACCTAGAGTCCTCTTGATCTTCATATTTATCAAAATAAATATTTGTATCAAGCCCTAAACATATGGCTTCATCTTTCCATAAATGCTGTTTCAAAATTAATCCTTATACTTATTCGGTAAATCCCAACCATTACGACTAGGCTTATAAATTCTATGCAAGTACCATTTATCTTTTATTCTAATTCCCAAGGGAGAAGTTTTTGCTATATCAGATTCTTTTAAATCAATAACATCCCATCCACTCCAAAGTAAATTTTTATTTTTGCTTACAATTTTTTCCATTGTATTTAAACTTTTAATTATCATTTTTTCTCCTAATATCTAAAAAGACCAACGTCAATATTATTTGCTTCGGCAGTTAAAACCAATTTTGATTTTTGTTCTTTTGGACGACTTAAAAAAACAAAATAATTTATTTGACTTATATTTTCATTTAACCAAATAGGTGCAGCATTATAAAATTTAATTTTTTTACCTCTTGCTTTCATACCACGCTCTGATAGATTACAAAACTCTGAAACAAAATTATTAATTTTTAATGGGCCAGCAGAATAAATGATAAATTCTTTGTCTTCTTTTTTCATGCCAGAAAGAGCAACACTCATAGCACGTAAAAATACACTATAGTCGTTAAATTCTTTTGTTCCCTGCACTGCCACTATCATTTGGTCCAACCCCTTGTTTTAAATCATCAAGTATTAATAACATTTTATCTAAATCTTTTTTTGACATATTTTCAACATTTAATGGTTTTATTGTGTTTTCGTCTACTCTGCCATTAATAGCATTAGCAGTATAAAAAACATTATCTAGTATCCAATATGCTTTTCCTTCAGTTATTACTACCCTTAACATATTTTTTTGAACATGTTTTTGAGATTGAGTAATAAATTTAGGCTTATCAAATTTTTGTTTTGGAATTACATTTTTAATTATTTCATGTCTATTGCTTTGTCTATATTTAATTTTTTTTAAAAATGTTATTCTTTTTTTATTTGATATTTTAATTATAGACCAAGAAGTCAACAATGTCAAGCCCATAATTAATAAATATTCCATGTGTTTTATTTTCTTAAATCAAATGCAGTTCCTTGCCAAACCTTTTCTACTTGTCTTTTTTCTCTTTCAACAATAGCACGACTCCATGCAAATCCTGCATCTCCACCCCATGCATCCCACATGATTCTTCCATTAGAAGGAAACTCTGGACCATCGTAAAAACCTTTTCCTTTTTTATCTACTTCGTGACGGGAAAAAAAAGAAAACATTCTTTTAACAGTACTAAGAGACATTGCTCTACCAGCAACTATATCTGTTGCCCTACCCCAACCTACTGGAGTTCCAGCACCTGTTGCCTTGCCATCTTCTTTCCATTTTAAAGCACGACGAGCAGCAGCCTTCATGCCAGCATTTGGGGTATAGGTATCTGCCATTTTATTTTCCTGAACTTCCATATCCAGATCTAGTACTTCCGTATCCAGATCTAGTGCTTCCATAACCAAATCTTGAAGTTATACCATCAATTGTTTTCTTTATTTTTGATTTGGGTTGTTTCTTTTTTTCTTTATTGCCTTTTTGTTCTTTATTTGCCATTGCTTTCTCCCTTTATTTTTTTATTTTTGGATAAGGACCAAGATCGGCCTTTACCCTGCCGTCTTTTCTTAAACGAACAATCCTACCGTCTTTAATTTGCATTGGATTAAACCCGTAATTTTTAAAATAAGATCCTGAAGACTTTTTAGACATTATTTTATTAAATCCCTTGGATTAAAAATGCCATCACTCCAAAGACTTTTAGTAATTTCTTTTTCTGCTTTATAGGTTCCACCACGACGTTTGTATTCTTGTACTACCCAAGAATTAGCAACTGCAGATGGATATACATCAAACTTATCTTTTGCTGCTTGCACAACTCTTGCGTACAATTTTGGATTTGATGGTGTTGAACCACCTCTACGTGGTTTAATAAAGTCATCGTAGTTTGGTTTTTTTGCTTTATCCATTTCCATAGTTTCTCCTTTTTTAACAGGAACACAATTGGGAACCATGCGCCCATCTTTTTCTTTCATTCCTCTTTGTTCATAACCAACCCAACATGCCTTTGTCATGTTATCCCATTTGTCTTCTTCTCCATTCTCTGAGTGATAAGATTTCATTGTTTCTTCTGCATCCATGTTGTGCTCCTTAATGTCTATTTTCTGTGCATCTGCGTACATCATTCCAATGCTATAAGCAGTTGGTTCCCAGCCATTATCATCTTCTTTATAAATTCTAACAGACATTGCAGGATTTTCTGGTGGCTTTGATTCAAGAGCATACTCAGATCCAGGAGTTCCAAGAGTTCCTCCTTCAATCATAATGTGTTCAACTACACCATGAATAAGACCTTCTGTTGTTGTGCCCATAACAAAATCGCCTTCTTTAATTTCGTGCATATTTTTTCCTATATTACCTTCAGAACGATTAATTGCATAAATTTGTGCTGCTGCTGCACTACGAGTTTTGTGACAGCCCATAACTTCATTTGTACCCTCTTTTAAAGCAGGGTAGCCTGAACAACCAAATGAACCCT